CAGGGTCAGACAGAGCAAAGACCTTAGAACAGGTCAGCATTTCTCTCTATAGATTGATTGATGGTTCTTATCAGTCATGTGGTAATGAACTTTATGTCAGGGACAGATTAACAAAATACTCTCAGTGGAAGATGCCAGCAGACTTACATTTAGATATTATAGAAGTTTTAGAAAAAAGCAAATGGTATGGCCGTGCTGAGAATAACATAGAAGAGCGTGTCGGCATGGTGAATATATCAACTCTAGGAAGATCAGCTTCAAAGGTTCTTAGAAAAGAATACTATACATGGGACAAGGCTAGTGGAGAGAGATTAGACATAGTAGATCAGCTATCCCATAAGCACCCAGATATATCTTTTACTATTGGTGGAGAGATAAGTATAGATATATACCCAAATGGAAAAGACAAATCACAAGTTCTAAATGATATGGAAGGAGAGACTATATTTTTTGGAGATAAATGTGAAAAGGGGGGCAATGACTTTACCATAGCAACTATGGCCGATAAGTCATTCAGTATTAATAGTTGGAGACAAACATATGAAATACTTAATAAAATGCTGTAACAGGATAGTAGATGTGGACAACAAGCCACTATTCTGTCTAAAATGTGGCATTGATAGATCAGAACTTGAAGTAGAGAAAATAGAAGAAGAGGAAGAAGAGTGAACGCTGTATATGCAGGCATCTT